TAAAAGCCCAAAAATCTTGCCCACTGCCCCCTGAAATCCCAGCAACTAACCAGTAAGTAGTATTAGCGGTTAATATTTGCGGAGTAGTAATGGTAAAGATGTAATCGTCGGTAATGTTAAGAGTGAAACTAGGGTTAGTAAAACTGGCTATCTGACCACTAAGGCTGTCGTTATAGAGCCTGACAAGAAAATTGGGATTTGCAGTCATTTTTGCTAACCGAAGAGTGACCGAGTTAATAGTATAGCCATAACTGCCACTGCCAGTCGTAAAACTTGAACTTAACCATTGATTATTATTTATCGAAAATCCTGAGTTAGTTGTTTGAGTTAAATTACTAACAAGATTTACGACCATTGTACCTGGCCAGTGCAACCATCTAGACATATTTTCTTCCTATAGTAAAAAATAAATGCCTAGAGTTATCAACAGCAGAAACAACAAGTTCTAACCTGTTTCCTACGCTAAGAAGATTCCCTGTTGTTACGGGAACAGTTAATCGAGTAGAAGTAATAGATAAATTATTCAATCCAGGAACATTTATTCCATTAATCCTAACCGATATAGTAGCTGTACCAGATTGAGTTACGGCACTAAAGCTTAGGATATTATACCCTTTTAATAAAGCGAAATCAAGAGGATAAGTTTGAACAACAGGAGATTCTATGTCCCCAGAATATTGTTCGGTATTATCATTAATACTATTAATTTGATTTTGGAGTTTGCCAAAAGCCTGTAAAATATTATCAGTAGCAGTTATTGCGCCACCAGTAGTTATATTTAGAGCCGACAATGAAGTTGATAAAACTTTTGAGAAGAAACCGAAGAATCCTTTATTTCCTGATTCTTTCCCGTAGAAAGTATCATTACTAGGATTCCCTACAATTTCATCAGATCTAGCCACTGTCCCGAACGATGATCCCCCGTAATCAGCGATAAGCATATCCCCCGTGACTCTTATTTGCCAATCTATACCATTAAAAAATATTGCTTTTCCAGAAACAGAAAAAACTGTTAGTCCAGTAAAAGGCTGCCAGAATTTCCAAGTTCCTGTAGGCAAGCCATTCAAGCCAATTACGGGATAAGCTATCTGATTAGTTTTTCCCGCCCATGCCCCAGTAGCTCCTGCGGGGACAATATAGTAGCTATCTATACTTTGAGGAATTGGGGGTGTGGTAAGGGTATAGGAAAGAATAGGCGCGGAGCCTATAGAAATAAGTCTAAATAGCTGGTTAGCTATTTGTTCCTTGTATTCCTGGGAAGATGCCAGTAATAATCCATTAGAGCCGAATATTGTCCCAGACATCTCCAAATTCCTCTTTCATCTTGGCTTTTACCCAGTTATTGTTCTCGATTTTACAAAGACTTTTCAAGTAAGCCTCGTAATTATTCAAGTCATTTTCATTATAGTCTTTTTTGAAGATTGCGTGTAACTTCCAAGATTTAGGGGGCATCCAGTCTTTGCTTAGTCTAGGATTTTTAAATGTTTTGATCATCCATCCCCGGACACTTTCAATATGCTCACCTTTTTTGTAAGCTTCCTTGAGAGCGTACTTGTAGGCTAGGTATAATTCTCTATCTTTATCGTGAATTATAATCTCTAGTCTTTCGTTAGCGATTTGTTTCTTTTCTTTTGTTGGAAATTCATGTCCACAATGAGGACAGATACGAGCGGAAGCGTAGGTTATTTTATTGCAATTTTCGCACTCTTTAGTCGGAGCTTGTCCTTTTTGGGTATCAGAAGATGTAAAAAGCTTAGGATACTCTACATCCTCGATAAATCCATGCTCGGTTACGTTCCCCGCTTGATCCAAAATCAGACAATCAATCTTGTCTAACCAGCTACAAAGCCGTTGACCCCGACCAGTCATCTGAATATAAAGAGTTCTGCTCTTAGTTGGCCTAGCGTGAATAATGCAAGAAATTGCGGGCAAATTAAATCCAATTCCACAAGTATTAATATTTACAATCCCCCGCAATCTCAATTCAGCTACTTTTCTAAATATTTCTCTTCTTTCCTGCTCTGGTGTTTCGGCTGTGATAATGGCCGTGGGAACACCCCTCTCGTTAAATTCTGTACAGAGGCTTTTAGCGTGTTCTACACCCGCAGCAAAACAAACAAATTGTCTCCCTTGACCGAGCCTGCGATACTCGGAAACTGTTGATTTTACCGCCTCAAGACAACGAATCTCTAACTGACTAGCATCAAAATCACCGCCATTAATTTTTACTCCTTTAGTATTAATTTTATTTTTAGTTCCAAAATAAACACAACCGACAAGCGCGCCACGTTCGATCATTTCTTTTGGAGTGGGGCCAGTTATTTGAACCTCAAAAATATCTCCCAACTCTTCACGCTTCGATAACCGCCACGGGGTTGCTGTTAATCCAATTACAAGGCGATTATCTACTAGTAGGGTTTTCCCTAAAAAAAGATGCTGTTGTTTACGAATGATTTCCCATGCCGAGTTTATTTCTTGTAATATCTCTTTTGACTCAGCGTGAACTAGACTAAGGTGTTTGCATTTTTCTTTAGCTTCCTCAAAAGTGATTTTATAAGGTTCTATGTCTTCTCTTTCTACAGCGATACCTAATACTGCTAATTCGTCACGAATGTCTTTGATTGAGGTTGTTTGCTTACCGTTTTTAAGGTTGGGAAAGCTATCTTTAAACCATTGGCAGTAAGCTGATAGATGAACTTCATCGGCTAGTATTACTTCGGGATTAAACCAAGTAATATCTCGTCCTCTAGATAAGGTTTGAGTTGTTGCAATTTGTACTAATTGGTTTCTATCTTCTTTGTAGTTACCAGCAATTACTCCAGCAGTTAATCCAAATTTCCCCAAAGTTTCTAGGGTTTGCTCAATAAGTACCGTAAAAGGTACTACGATTAAAGTCCGTCGCTGTCTTTTTACAGCAGCATCGTAAATTATCTGGCAAAAAAATACTGTTTTACCCCATCCGCAAGGGGCAACGACTAAGGCTCTTTTGTAGATTTTTGGATTTAGAGCATCATACAGTTCTCTTTTAAGAGCTTTTTGGTCATCTCTTAATTGAATTTGTGGTTTAGTCGGTGCAAAAAGTGTTTGTGTTTGTATTGCTAGTGTCATGTTTTTATTTCAGATTATATTTTGGTTTCAATAAAATCTATGGTCAATTGTAACCAACTATCTTTTTTAACCTTTTTAGACAAATCTATTTTGATTTGTATTTCATTTTCGATAAAGTCTAAAATAGGTTTTATTATTGTTTTTGTTTCTGGTAGTAAAATATCCAAATGTTTACCATCTCCTTGTATTTTTTTCTTGTTTGATTTTATTTCAACCCAACTAAGATAAGGTACAGAATTATACTCTAAAGCTAAATAAGCTTCTACTGTAACTATTAATTTTTTAGAATATTTATTTTGATATTCAATCCATACCCTGTATTGACATTGAGTTAGACTTTGAGAAAACATAGTATTCTTTTGCAGTGTTCCTTGTAGATAGGAAAATCCGTCTTCTGTCTTTATTTGCCATTCTGAGTAATTAGACTGACTAAAAGTTTCTCTACAAAAAACCCCAATTTGTTTTAATGCTTCTATTTTGTTCATTAGTATTAATCCTTGATCTCAATTGTTTTAATAAAGCCTATGATAGTTTCCATTATTTTTGTTGCTTCTGGAATCAAAATATTGAACTCTTCTTTGTTTCCGCTTGGATAAAGATTATATCTTGAGGCTTCATTGTTTCTGTCGAGACTGTAGTTCCAATGCAGGACAACCAAAGACCCGCCTAACGTACCTTCTATTGTGATTTTTTCAAAGCATTTGTTTATCAATTGATATTCAGTCGAAATTTCTCGACATTCAATCAAAACTTCATACTTTTTGTTTTTTATTAACTTACCATAAGTTTTGTAAAGATAATCTTCTTTAATTACTAAAGTTCCTATTAAACGAATACATTTGTCGTCTGCGACTGTATCCCACTCTGAGATGTCCACCGTATCGTATTCGGAGATACTCATCTGCTCAAAAGTTTTTTTAAAGAAATCTCTGATTTCTTTAAGTGACGCTTTTTTTAATAGTTCCATTGTTATTACCTCAAATACAAATAACTAAATCGCTGACACAAACATTGACAAATTCCTTGCAGTCGTATCGAGAATTATTACAAGCTTGAATAATAGAGGTATTTTCTTCAACAGAAATAATCATTCCTGACCCTTTATAAAGAATACGATGACCAATGAAGTCGCTAGTTATCGGATCGTATATTGGCTTGTTTGTAATCGAATAAACTAGACGAGAAGTATCTATTCGGATACAATTTAATTTACCACGGTTTATTACTACTTTAAAATTATCGATAACTTCAATTACCTTAGCTGGATACGTTCCTTTAGGCGGAAGTCCTAACTCTTTGTTTGTCGCCATTATTTTAACTCTTAGTAATGTTTTTACTCTTGGATTTCATCGAGAATAAAGTTAAAAATATTTAACATTATTTTTCGAGATTGTTTGGATAATACCCAATCTTTTTCGTTCCATATTTTGTCTGTCTCATAAAGAGTAAAATCTATGTCACTATTTTTTTCAAAATTCATCCAAACGTGAAACGTGCCTAGCCAGACTACAGGAGATGATATTTTAGAAGAACCTAAAATATATTCAAATTCACGTTCTTTGTGAACCCCTAATGTTAATTCAATAAAAGAATCTGATCCATAAATATATGTTGAGTCTTTTCTTGCAGATTTGATGTCCCATCTTAGATTTGGGTATTTTTCTTTACAAAACTTAAATAGTTTTTCCGCTACTAACTGTGTGTCCATGCGTTGCTCCTATTTACTCTTGAATCTCATCGAGAATGAAATTAAAAATGCCTAGCATTACTTTTCGAGTTTCTCTGTATTTGTTGTCAAAATAATCAGATTTTGACTTTCTAATATAATCAAATGCTATTTGATTCTCATAAGAATAGTTATTGTCTCTATCGTCAGGGTTTATCCATAATTCAAACGTGCCTACATGATACGCTTCGCATGAAATACGCTTAAGCGGATTATCCAGAAAAACCTCTATTATTAATTCATCAGGAAAAAGTGGACACTGAATTATATTATTTTCAGAGTCAAAATTCCAGTCTAAATCTGGGTATTTTTCTTTACAGAAATTGAATATTGTTTCTGTTACTTGTTTTATGTCCATTTGTTACTCCTGTCTATTCTTGGATTTCGTCTTCAATAAAATTAAAGATTTCTCTCACTATTTTTCTGGCTTGTTTTACTACACTCCAGCTATCATCATTCCACTCGTCATGGGTTGCAATCATAAACTCTAACTCGCTATTCTTATTATGGTTTAGACTTACTTGAAAACTACCTGACCAGGGAAGTAAAGATTTTTCTTCTGATTGAGATATTAGAAGCAACCCTAGTATATAATCGTAAGTAGCTTCTTTTTCGTAAGAATAACGCTCTTGTTTTTCCTCTGAGCGAATTTCTAGCTCCAGTTTAAACAAAGAGCAAGAACCAAAAATAAAGTGAATATCCTTACAACCATCAATATCATTATAAGAGTAATTCCATGCCCATTTTAAATCTGGGTATCTTCCCTCACAAAAATTAAATAACTTTTTCGCTATTTGCCATGTGTTCATTTGTTACTCCTGTTGGGTGAAATTATTAGGAAATACCTACTGTTTCTT